TGTCGGATCGGTCACGGTTGCGGCAGGAGCCAATACGCCAGTTACAGGAGTATCTGCGACAGGGTCTGTTGGATCTGTATCGGCTACGGGAACAGCTAACATTACGCCAACTGGTGTCGAGGGTACGGGTTCTATCGGGTCTGTATCGGTCATCGCGGAAGCGACCACCTCGGTCACCGGCGTATCTGCAACAGGATCTGTGGGATCAGTTTCTGTTACCGCCGCTGCGGATGTCAGTCCTACTGGTGTTGCTGGCACTTCAGCCGCTGGCAGCGTTACAGTCACGGGTGAGGCTAACGTCACTACCACAGGCGTTTCAGCAACTGGTGGTGTGGGTAGTGTCACTGCTACTGCTGGGGCCAACGCTTCTGTTACTGGGGTTAGTGCTACTAATTCAGTCGGTTCGGTATCCGTTACTGCTGCTGCATCAATTACCCCTACTGGTGTGGAAGGGACTGGTTCTGTTGGCACAGTCACTACTAGCACATCTCAAACGATTGATGTCACGATGCCTGAGATGGTTGGATCAATCGGGGTTGTATCAATCGTCCCGGATGCAAACGTCGAGCCGACTGGAGTCGTTGGCACAGGACAAATTGGATCAGTAAACATATGGAGTTTGGTTGACGATTCACAAACTCCTAATTGGGTTGATATTGATGACACGCAAACACCTAGCTGGACATCAGTTAGTGATACACAAACACCAGATTGGAAAGAGGTAGCCTGATGGTTCGCAAAGTAAAGAAAGTAATTAAGGGTTTAGAAAAAGCATCTAAGACTCACAAGAAGCAAGCTGACACTTTGAAAAAGCATTTGTCTTCTATGAAAAAACCTAAAGCTAAAACTAAGAAAAGGTAAGCTATGGCAACTTATGTTAATGATCTACGATTAAAAGAAATCGCCACAGGCGATGAAGCAGGAACCTGGGGAAATAGCACAAATACAAATTTGGAGCTTATTGCAGAAAAATTTGGTACTGGTTCTGAAGCTTTATCTGATGCCTCGACTGCAACAATTACTATGCAGGATGGGACAAGCGATGCATTTCGCTCTTTTGCTTTAACGCTTACGGGATCTCTTTCTCAAGCCTGTACTGTAACTCTTGCCCCCAACACACTTTCAAATGTGTGGGTCATACAAAACTCTGCTGGTGACAGCGTAATTATTAAGCAAGGCACTGGCTCTACAGTCACTATACCTAACGGCGGCATCAAGATGGTAGCAACGGATGGTGCTGGATCAGGCGGTGCTGTCACTGATGTATTGGACGTAACAGGTGGAACTAATAATGTTGGCCTTGGTTCGGGCGCGTTAGGTAGTAGTCTCACTACTGGAGATGACAACGTAGCTATTGGTGAAAACGCAGGGGATGCGCTAACTACGGGAAATGATAACACCCTGGTAGGAGATAACGCTGGAACCGAGGTAACTACTGGATTCAACAACACTTTCATAGGTTCGAGGTCTGGAGATGCTATAAGCACTGCAGACAACAACGTTGCCGTTGGATTCAACTCTTTAGGTGCTGATACCAAAGGAGATAGAAATGTTGCGCTAGGTTCTGCTGCATTAGCTACTCAAAACTTCACAACAACTACTGATGTTTATAACGTAGGGGTTGGATACGTTGCTGGTTTCTCACTCACTACGGGGGTTCAAAATACGCTCGTAGGTGGTCTTGCTGGTGATGCTCTGACGACAGCGGGTAATACTGTTGCGGTTGGTTACAATGCTTTGACTGCTGCCACAACTGGAACATTTAATGTTGCTATTGGCTCTGAGGCTCTTGCAGCGAACACTACTGCTTCATTTAACACGGCTGTTGGCGGCGCTGCACTTACGGCCAATACCACGGGCAGTGCAAACAATGCGGTGGGAACTTCTGCGTTGGCTTCAAATACAACGGGTTCTAACAATGTTGCTATTGGCAACTCTGCACTTGAGGCGAATACAACCGCTTCCGGCAACGTCGCTATCGGAGATCAAGCTCTTAATGATAACACCACAGGGCAGTCTAACACTGCTGTGGGATATAGAGCGTTAGACGCTGCTACTACTGCTGGAGACAACACGGCGATTGGTACAGGAGCGATGGGTGCAACCACAACAGGAGAGGCTAATACCGCTGTGGGATCTGCCGTTCTTGACGCTAATACAACAGGCACGGGCAACACTGCGGTGGGTGTTTCTGCATTAGGAGCAAACACAACGGCAGATAACAATACTGCTGTTGGACAAAATGCACTGGCTACTAACACTACAGGTCATTCCCACACAGCCGTTGGACATCAGGCTTTAGAAGCAAATACTACTGGTAATGAAAACTCTGCATTTGGTTTTCAAGCACTTCATGCCAACACAACGGGTGAAGGTAATACTGGATTAGGTAGAAAAACTTTATTCACAAATACCACTGGTGGTCAGAACGTGGCAGTTGGGCAAGGGGCATTGCTGGCGAACACAACTGCTTCTGAGAATGTCGCCGTGGGCTATGACGCGATGGTATCTAACACCACCGGCACAGATAACGTGGCGGTCGGTTATCACGCATTAGATGCTAATACCACAGGAACAAACAATACGGGCGTTGGATACGACTCCCTCAGTGCTAATACCACAGCTTCAAACAACACGGCACTCGGTTTCAGATCTCTAATCGCAAACACTACCGGCACAGACAACACGGGTGCTGGTAGAGATACGCTTTTTTATCAACAAACCGGGTCTGGTAATACGGCTATCGGTGCTACAGCAGGAGCAGGAAACGGATCATTTAGCTTCAGCACTTATGTTGGTGCTGGCGCGGGGAACGCATCTGTCGGAGATAGAAATACTGCCGTGGGCTATCTAGCTTTCAACGATGGCACTACAGGCAATCATAACGTGATGATTGGTAATGTCGCTGGTGAAAAAATTACCACGGGGTCTAATAACACAGCGGTGGGTTCTCAGTCTCTAGATGCAGTCACTACTTCAAGCTCCAACACGGCAGTCGGAACACAATCTGCAACTAGCTTAACCACAGGTGATGGCATACTTGCTCTAGGAACCAGTGCTGCTGAGAGCATGACTACAGGTGCTGCTAATTCCATAGGTGGATTTCAGGCTGGTCAATACCTTACTGAAGGTGACAACAACACTGCTTTCGGAAAACAAGCTTTGCAATCAGTTTCTACTGGAAGCACCGCTGGCGGGAATACCGCTTTGGGTAGCGAGGCCATGAAAGCTAACACGACAGGTGGCAGCAACGTTGCGGTGGGTTATCTAGCTCTATTATCTAACACTACAGGGTCAGACAACACTGCGGTTGGAGCAGCAGCACTTGATGCTAATACGACGGGTTCGGATAACACGGCGGTTGGACAAGGTGCTCTTTCCGCTTTATCTACGGGCGGTAGCAACACTTCTGTCGGAAGATTAGCTGGTTTGGCACAAACGACATCAAGCTTCAATACCCTTATAGGAAGAGGCGCAGGAGAAGCACTTACAACGGGTGGGAGTAATGTCGCTATCGGATACAACGCCTTAGACGAAAATACTACCGGAAGTAGCAACGTGGCTGTTGGAACTAAAGCTATGGCTAACACAGCTACAGCGGTTGGTGGTTCAATTGCCATAGGAGAGGATGCTTTAGAAGATTTAACAACAAGTAATGTTATTGCTATCGGTTATCAAGCCGGTAAAGAAATCACGACAGGAGCATTCACCACGCTTTGTGGGTATGCAGCAGGAGATGCAATAACCACCGCTCAAGCAAATACTGGTTTTGGTTATGCGGTTCTTACTGATTGCACTACAGGTCACAGTAGCAGTGCGTTTGGAAAAGGTGCTTTGCAATCTGTAACAACAGGAATTCAAAACAGTGCGGTCGGTTCTACGGCACTAGATACTTGTACAACAGGTTCTAATAATAGTGCTCTTGGGCAAGCTGCTGGTACAAATGTCACTACGGGTTCTAACAATCTTCTTTTAGGTCACGATGCTGGCCGGACAGGAAGCCCCGGCGGTAATATTACAACAGCAGGAAACACTATAGTTTTAGGCGATGGAGATATTAGTTCTTTGAACTGTCAAGCCTCACTAACCGCTGTCTCAGATGAAAGGGACAAAACGGATTTTTCCAGCGTTGGAATAGGTTTGGATTTTGTTAAAGGGTTAGAACCCGTTACTTTTTATTGGGATAAACGAGCAAAATATGGCGATAGATATGCTGATGATTACGATTTAGCTGCGCAAACTCCTGATGGCACTCATAAAGAAGATTGGATGGACATTGGTTTCAAAGCACAATCTGTCTTGGCTTTAGAGGAGGCAGCAGGGTATAAATTAGCAGACAAAAAGAATCTTACAGTCACTTTATCGGAAGATGGCAAACAATATGGTTTAAAATATGAAAAGTTTGTACCCATACTTGTGAAAGCAATCCAAGAGCTTTCGGAAGAAGTAGAAAAACTAAAATCAGGAGGATAGAAAATGGCAATTACTAGAACGCTGGTAAAAGCGGTTCCTTATAACCTCAACAATAAAGTTGAGAAGTGGGATCTTACGATGAAGTACGAAGAAGGCACTGAAGGTGAAGCTGACTATTATACGAATGAAAAGTCTGCGCTGTTGGTGGCTGCTGATGGTGACTTTACTGCAAAAGCAGAGGGTGATTGGAGTAAATCAGAGCTAGAGGCTCTTTGCCCTACTGCAAGATGGGATGTGATATTTGCGAGTCAATATGATTCTGTGATTACTAATCCACCATCAGAACCAGTGCCAGATAACGAGTATCAAATACCTAGCTAATGGTAGAATTTGTGTTGGTAGTGTTAGTTATTCTACCAATATGTGTTTTTAGTTGGTTATGGTAAGGGGTAATTAGTTGAGTGAAGTAAGACAAGAGTATCGTATGCACGCACTGCCAGCCGTCTTTTTGATGGAGGCAGATTTATCGGATGAGATGGTAAATGATCTTAATGATTATTTAGATGATCTTTTACAGCAGGAAGATCGCATATCTCATGCGGGTACATTGGTTGGTCAAATAGGTCATGGTGAACAACTTACTATGGATCATCACCATCCGAAACTTGCAAAGTTTAATGAGCTAATTCAAATAATGGGTGCTGATTATCTCAAAAATTTTTCTACTGCCACTGTTAACCCCTTCAGTGGTAAACGACTCGTAGAAACAGATGAGCTTTGGTCAGTTCATAGCTACGAGCGTGACTACAATCCAATACATGATCATGGTACTAAAACTCTTATGGGTATCAGTTGCACGTGTTGGACAAAGGTTCCGCAACAGATTTTAAATTTACCCACTGCGGGAACCGCAGAATATTCTCTATATAATTCTAGTGGCAACGCTGATGGATGTATTTCGTTTCAGTATGGCGCAGGGTCTTTGCTGGATACAGAACGATTGAAACCGCCACAGTCTTGCATTTTAAAACCCCAGGTAGGTAAGTTTTATATGTTCCCGTCTTGGCTACAACACATGGTATATCCGTTTGAAGGGCCGGGTGAAAGACGGACAGTCGCAGCTAATTTAAATGTTTGGAGGGTGGAAGATGACGGAACAAAACACTGATGTAATTAATCTGTTTGGCGAGGATTATAAAATAGAAGATCTCAAGCCAGAGGCACACAGGCAGATCGCAAAACTACAGGATCTAAGAGCAAGATTAGACACGACGGCTAATCAGATTGGTTCATTACAGGAGGATGCCTATGATCTTCAGGTGGTTATTGCAGCTAGAGAAGCTTTGCTCAGAGAGTCAATACAAGTTGTTGAGGAAGAAAAAGAGGTCATACAGTAATGGATCTAATGGAAATTTGGACGCTTGTTACTACGATTGTCACTATAGCGAGTGCAGTGACGGCTGCTACGCCAACTCCTAAAGACGATGCGTTTATGGGCAAATACATATACCCAGTAATAGAATATATGTCCTTAACTATTGGCAAAGCAAAAGATAAAGCCTAGTAGTGGATAAGGCAGAAGAAGCTTTGCAAGAGATAAACACACATGAAAGAGAGTGTGCTCTTCGCTATGAAAGAATTGAAGAAAGATTAGCTGATGGATCAAGAAGGTTTGATCGTATCGAGCGAATGTTGTGGGGCGTTATTATTTTAATCATAGGGAGTCTTTTGGTTCCCCAGTTTTTAGGAGCTTAATATGAGTGATGCAAACACTATAAAGGTTCCGACATGGGCGTTGCCAATAGCTGCCGCCGCATTGTCTGGAGCTATCGCATGGGGATCTATGCAAGCAAGAGCAGAGGCTACAGATGCAGAGGTTCAAAGGATTGAACAAGCTGTAAAAAAGACAGCGGAACAGGCAGTAGCCAACGGCCAACTGTCAGCAGTCAATCAGACGCAGATCAAGGCGGTGGTGGACAGTCTGAGTCAGCAGCAGGAAACGCTGAAAGCGACAGACGAGAAGCTGGCTCAACTGATTCAGATAATGCTTCAGAAGCAATAAGATTAGACTACGACCCAGAGAATCCTGATCGGTTCTGCGATCTCAGAGAGTGGAACAAACTCAAGCTTGTAAACCCACCGGCAAAACGCCACGAGGTTGCAAAGGATTGGTTGAAATTCAATTACCGACAGTGTGGTTATGGGGCAATGATTTACGTGAGAAACTCAATGCCAAGAGTGTTAGGCACTGCCCACCAAGTTGATGTAGATGTGTTGACATGGGAGCTTGTTGCGCCTCAAGCAGAAAGAACTCAAGCCCTGAAGAAAAAGCGCAGACTATGACACTGATGATCTTCGTATTAGTGTTGCTTACTCCGGGTGGAGTGCCAACTGGAACAGAGTTATATTTCCAAGAACTAACTAGCTGCCTAGAATATCGTGATGCGCTGGTTCATCAAAGCGTTCATACTCATAACTGGTTACGCAGTAAGACCAACAAGTTTGACGGATATTGTGAGGTGCGTTTAATCCCTTCAGCAGAAGCTGGAAAAGGCAAATATATATTTAGAGATCCCGTCAGGAAGAAAGACGATGAGTGAGATACCACCGTTCCCAAACAGCGTGAACGCTGTGCAGCCAGTGCCTAAGCATCAGATCCAAAAAATAGATATGGAGCGTATGCAAGGCAGGGAGACAAACGCAAAACAAGAGATCATTACCACGGTGTATGATGCAAAGGTGTACACATATAAAAGTGGTCAGCTTAGTTACACAACACCTAAAGTTACTGGTCAGCATATTTTGGTTACGGTGTAAATATGAACCCTAAGTGGCCCGGTATGATGATTATTGTGTGCGCTATTTCTTTGTTTTGTTTGTTATTGTTGGTTTCACAGTTAACAGCGTCACTAATATGAGCATATTTAATTCATTAATAGAGCCAGCTACTAAGATATTAGACAAGGTAATAGAGGACAAAGACCAGAAAAACGCCCTGGCGCATGAGATTGCAACGATGGCAGAGCGACACGCTCAGGAACTCGCCAAGGGTCAGTTAGAGGTAAATAAGGTAGAGGCAGCGCATCACAGTGTGTTTGTGTCCGGGTGGCGTCCTTGTATCGGTTGGGTGTGTGCGCTGGGTCTTTTTTACAATGTAATCGTAGCAAACATTTTAGGCATATGGATTGATGTGCCTGAGGTTGACACTACTCTTCTTGTGCCTGTGATGATGGGCATGTTAGGTATCGGTGCAATGAGGAGCTATGAGAAGGTTAAAGGTGTTAGTAGAGAAAAGTGAGCATGTGGAGCGGCTATAGAAGATTAACTAAATTATTCTGTATTCCACAAATAAACATATTTACAGCGGTTCCACAAAAGAAGGAAACACAAATGAAAACTAGCGAAGAAGGCATAGCTTTAATAAAAAAGTTTGAGGGCTGCGAGCTTTCATCATATGTGTGCTCTGGTGGCGTTCACACGATAGGTTATGGTCATACAAAGGATGTAAAAGAAGGTGATACATGCACTTCTGAGGAAGCAGAGCAGTATTTAAAAGATGATCTGGAAAGCTTTGAGGGTGCAGTTTCTAGACTAGTTGAAGTTGATCTTAGTCAGAATCAGTTCGATGCGCTGGTTGCTTGGACATTTAACTTGGGTTGGGGATCTTTATCTTCTAGCACTTTGTTGAAAGTTTTGAATGACGGCAATTATCAGGGTGTTCCAGAACAGATAAAACGCTGGAATATGGCTGGTGGCAAAGTATTGGATGGTCTTATAAGAAGAAGAGAAGCGGAAGCTTTGCTTTTCGAGGGCAAGCCTTGGGAGGATGTGTAGATGGCAAACGGAGATCCTAACAACCCTCTTCCTAATTTTACTCCAGCTCCAGTGCCTTTTGGTTATGGGCAGATGCAAGGCATGCCAGCATTATCTAGGAATCCTAATTATGGAGTTCCGTCTGGTATAGGATCTCTTCTTGGTGGCATGAATCCAATGATGGCTCCTCAAGCTGGCGCTTTTTTAACCCCACAAATGCCTGTATCAACAAATGCGCTTGCAGGAACTAACCCTTTTACAGGTCAAGAGTTTCAAACCTTTACGGCTGGTGACTTTACACAAGCCGCATCTGATTACAGATCTAATCAGGCAGAATTGTTAAGACAGGCAGAGGCTCAAGCTGCTGCTCAAAAGGCCGCTGCTGAAGCTGCTGCAAAAGCAGAAGCAGATCGTATAGCTGCTGAACAGGCTGCTGCTGCCGAAGCTGCAAGAGTAGCTCAAGAACAAGAGGCTGCTAGGATAGCCGCTGAACAAGCTGCTGCTGCTGCTGAGGCAGAAAGAATTGCACAAGAGCAAGCCGCCGCTGCGGAGGCGGAGGCAAAGGCCAAGGCTGATGCAGATGCTGATGCCGCTGCCGCTGCTGAAAAGAAAGCTCAAGAAAAAGCTGCTCAGGAAGCCGCTGCTGAAGCTGCCGCTAAGATTGCTTCTGGCGAGATTGTCATGCCTACGCAAGAGGAGATTGCCGCATCTATAAGGCCATCAAATGGCATGGGTGGAGACAAGGGTGGTCCGGGCGGTGTTCTCCCATCAACAGGCACTGTAATTAATCCGGGTGAGCCTTCAATGATGCCTGGTGGGGATTTTATACCGTTTGTTCCCTCGAATGTTGAAGCAGCGGCTATGATGCCAGCAGGTTTTGTTTCTGATTCCGGTATAGAATCTCTTATGCCTGTTGTAAATACTACGGTTGGCAGAGGCATGAAGGCAGAGCCATCGATACCACCTATGCAAGCTGCGGCAGCTACTCCCGGCGCTCTTACTAGAGGCCCAATTGATACTGCTATGAATATGGGTTTAATACCACCACCGCCACCTCCTGTTGTTAGGCCTCCAATGCCTCCTAGTGGAGGGATAATGGGTGGAGTAGGAGCAAACATTCCGCCTCTTAATCCAGGGCAAGCTCTTGGTGCTTTAGAGCCTGGCGCATTAGGCGCTCTATTTAGAGCAGAAACGCCATCAAAGCCAAATACTAAAAAAGTTGAAACAAAGGCAAAGACAAGGAAAAAGCAACAGCCAAAGAAAAGGAAGGGCGGCAGAAGAGGCGCTGGGGGTAGGCGTTAAGTATGCCTCTTAACAAGGTCAAGTTTGCTCCCGGTGTAAACAAAGAAGGCACAGAGTATTCTGCTGATGCCGGGTGGTTTGACGCAGATAAGATAAGGTTTAGACAGGGAAGGCCAGAAAAAATAGGCGGTTGGGTCAAATATTCTGAGACATCGTTCTTAGGAGTTTGTCGTTCAATACATGACTGGGCTTCATTGGAGTCTATTAGATACATAGGACTTGGAACAAATCTAAAGTTTTACGTTGTTGAGGGGAACAGCTTTAACGATGTAACCCCGATTAGATCAACAACGTCAGCAGGTGATGTAACATTCTCTGCTACTGACGGATCAAGCACAATTACTGCTACAGATACATCTCATGGAGCTGTGGTAAATGATTTTGTTACATTCTCTAGCGCAGCTTCTTTGGGTGGCAACATAACCGCCGCTGTTCTGAATCAAGAATATCAAATTACTTCTGTACCAACGGTAAATACTTATGAGTTTACAGCTAAGGACACGAGCGGCACTACAGTAACAGCGAACAGTAGTGATACGGGCAATGGTGGTAGTTCTACAGTTGGTGCTTATCAGATCAATACAGGGTTAAATGACTTCTTGGAAGGCACTGGCTGGGGTGCTGGAGCTTGGGGTATGTCTGCATGGGGCAGTGCTAGCAGTATATCTGCTGCTGGGCAGCTTCGTTTATTTAGCCAGGATAATTTTGGTGAAGATTTATTGTTTAACGCCAGAGGCGGTGGCATATTTTTCTGGGACGAATCATCAGGCACTGGGACGAGGGCGGTAAATATTACTAGCCTGAGCGGATCGGATCAGCCAACCATTGCGTTACAGGTTATGACCAGTGATATAGATCAGCATGTCATAGCTTTCGGCGTTAACCCTATTGGATCAAGCCAAATAGATCCTTTGTTTATTAGATTTTCTGATCAAGGTAACGCCACTGACTGGACTCCCACAGCAACGAATACTGCTGGAGGTATCAGGATAAACTCTGGTTCACAGATAATTGGAGCGGTTCAAGGAAGACAAGAAATACTGGTTTTCACAGATGTAAGTCTTCACTCGATGAGGTTTGTTGGAGCGCCTTTTACATTCCAGATACAGACAGTAAGCACTGATATATCAATGATTAGCCCTAATGCTGCGGTAAATGCGCGAGGATCTGTTTACTTTATGGATAAAGGTGGATTTTACGTTTATAACGGATCTGTCCAGCCGCTCCCTTGCTCTGTGAAAGAGTTCGTGTTTTCCAATATTAATCTTGGTCAAGCATTTAAGGTTTTTGCGGCAGAAAACAACGCATTCTCAGAAGTTATGTGGTTCTATCCAGTTGGTGAAGGGAACACAGAAATAACTAATTACGTTAGCTACAACTATGCTGAGAATCTTTGGGCTGTCGGAACATTAGAAAGAGCGGCTTGGCAAGGCGTTGGAACGCAAAACTTTCCTATGGCTACATCTGTTGTTACCACAAGTAACAATAATTACCTGTATTACCATGAGAACGGATTTGATGACGATGGTTCGGCTATGACTGCTTTTGTAGAAAGCGGAGACTTAGAAATACAAGATGGCGAAAGGTTTATGCTGATTAGTAGGATAATACCTGACTTTGCATTTAGTGGCGCTACTAGTGACGCATCAATATCTATGACGCTAAAAGGTAAGGATTTCCCATTGCAGTCTTCAAGCACTTTGTCTACATCTACAATCACTAATAGCTCGACACAGAGCCATGTGAGGGCAAGAGCTAGGCATCCTATAGTAAGAGTAGAAAGCAGCGGCCTTGGTTATGGCTGGAGGCTGGGTGATTTGAGATTTGATATTAGGCCGGATGGAAGAAGATGAGCACACAAACAAGAACAACGCCGTTACCTGTTCCAACTCCAGAATATGATGCTAGGGCAGAGGCAATAAACAGAAGAACGATAGAGTTGGCTATGGATCAGATAGAAAACGATGTGATCTTAGCCAAAACGCAAGGAGACAAAGAGGGGTCTTTGGCTATGAGAAGGTTCCAGTTTCTCCTTATGGGTGCTTCGTGACAGACGTAATAAAGGTTTTAGGTCAAGCGGATGTATCAGCAACCACGACCACTACTCTTTATACGGTTCCTAATCTTACACAAACAACTGTTAGTTCGCTCGTTATATGCAATAGGGGCGGGTCTGGCATAACTTTTAGGGTCAGCATACATGTTGCTGGGGCCGGGGCAGATAACAAACAATTTATATTTTTTGATGAAGATCTGGCTGCAACGACAAGTAGAACAGTAGTAATAGGCATATGTCTTGCTCAAACAGATGTAGTGAAGGTGTATGCAAGTGCAGCAAATGTTAGTTTTAACCTATTCGGGGTGGAGACAAGTTAATGAATTATAATCAGCAAGCTCCTTTGCAAGGCAAAGCAGAAGAACTAGCTAGCTACGGCAGATATGGCGACAGCATGCTTGTTCACATGAACCCTATCGAGGTGGAGGGCATAGCGGCTTTGACCCCAGGCGGTCTTACCACTAACCCTGTGACTGGTCAGCCTGAAGCTTTTGCCTTTCTTATCCCTATGTTAGCAAGTATGGCTGCTCCAACCGCATTTACAGCTTTAGGATCTGCTGCTGGTGCTGGTGCTTTAGGCACTGCGCTAGGGGCTATAGGAGCTAATACTGCGCTTGCTGGAGCTATAGGTTCTGGTCTAGCGACAACGGCGTTGACTGGAGATCTGAAAAAGGGTCTGGCATCTGGTCTTACCGGATATGGAGTAGGGTCTGCTCTTGGAGCTGCAAAAGAGGCGGTAGCTGGAGTTCCTGAGGCTGCAAAAGCTGCATCAGCAGCAACAAGCGCAGTTGACGCTGCTAAACAGCAAGTAGCGGAACAAGCAATAGAGCAGGGCGGCACTCAGACTTTGCAAGAAGCGTTTAAAGCAAATCAACCCCTTCAAGATCTTCTAGATGTGCAGGATATTGCACAAAGCGATTTGCTTGCAGCACAAAACGCAGCGACATCTAGGATTGGTGTAGGAGATGTTCTTACATCAAGAGAGGGTTTGGGCGCATTAGCATCGAGCGCATTAGATAAATCAACACTCATTCCTGTAGCCGTTGGCTCTGGTCTTCAAGGTCAGATAGACATGCAAGAGCAGTCTGAGGCATTAGGAAGAAGGCTAGAAGAAGAAAAGAGAAGAGATAAAGAGAAGTATGAGGGCATATTAGGAGAGTCCTTGGCGCAAATCGGCTTAGATTATGGTTTGGATATGTCTGGAGGGGGTTATCAAGCCGGTGGGGTAGTTTCTTTAAACCCTCAGAATTATCAAAGATCTTTGGCAGAGGCTCAGATGTTAGGCATGCAACAGCCAATGGGCATGAGGATGGGGGGAAGGACTAAGACCACTACAAAAGAAAAGACAGCAGATGAATCTCCATCATCTAGATTTGAAGACATGATGGCAAACATGCAGTTTGGTCCGGGTTCTGCTGCTACGAGGCAAGCGCAGCTAAGAGGTCCAGAGGTTATATCTCCAGAAGAATTAAGAGGTTACAGGCCCGGAATAGACCCAGAAATTATGTATTTTAGAGAAAGAACGCAGACTGAAAAGGCAGAGCCTTATGATCCTGATGCTGGCCCAAGGTTTGATCCCGTCGAGCTACCTGATGATTTCTTTGAAAACTTACCCTTTGGTGTAGGAGAGCTTGCTGGGAGAGGTGTTCTCACAGATGGAATGTTAGATCAGTTTCAAGCTGATTTAACTACAGAAGGCGTTGAGCAGTTTATATCCAGAGATCCTGCTGCAAGAACTACTGATTACACAGAAATATATGACTTTGAAGCAAGACCTATGGCTGCTGGAGGAAGCACATCAGTAGATCCTTTAATAAATCAAACGATCATGGCTGTTCTTGGCAGATTGCCAGAAGAGGATGCAGAGGTCGTAATTAATAGATTTATAGATGAGTATGGGACAGAGGCATTCCAGATGCTGAGGAACCAAGCACTGAGATCTGTTGTACCCGGCGCTCAAACAGAGGGTTTGATCGAAGGAGAAGGCGGCGGTATGGATGACGAGGTTCAGGGAATGATTGGTGACCAACAGCGTGTAGCTGTTTCACCCGGTGAGTACATAATCCCAGCAGATGTTGTTTCTGCTACTGGAGATGGCTCTACGGACGCAGGAGCCGAAAGATTTGATCAGATGATTGATGCCATCAGAATGGAAAAAACAGGCACTATAGAGCAACCAGAGCCTCTAGGAGCCAGATAAAGCGTGAGCAACCTACTTAC